CGTTCCCGAGCCGATGGAGGGGTGGTGGCCCGGCGCGGTGCAACTCTGCTGTGTCCCCGAGTATCCAGCGGAGCTTGAAGACTACGAGAACCGCTTTCCTGACCTCCGGTACGTGAGCGACCACACTCCGGGGTGGGAACTGTACTGGAAGCACGACCCCGACATTATCGAGAAGCACTTTGTTTTGAAGCGCGAGGCGGGGAACCCCGACGCCGGGCCGTTTGCGGTCACCCCGGAGCAGCTATCGGAGGTGTTATGACTCTCCAGCCCTTGACGTTTGAAGAGGCGCAAACTATCCGGGAGTATCGGAACACCATCCCTGAGTGTCTGCGCACTGCTCACGGGATATCAGAAATCGAACAGGCGCAGTGGTACAAGAACGTTGCCGCCAATCCAAAGTCACGGGCGCGGTGGTGGGGTATCCACACCGATGACGAGTTCATTGGATACGCCGGGATTGAGAACATCCAATGGGAATCATCCATAGGTGAGATTTCCATCATCATCCTTCCTGACTATCAGTGCAAAGGGCACGGCCGGATTGCGGTGTACATGGTGCTCGACGAGGCGTTCAACAGGATGAACTTGAAGACGGTGTGTGGCGAGTGCTACCGGAGCAATCCCGGGCTCGGCTTTTGGTTCTCCATTGTCGAGGGCCTTGAGGCGTTCTCAACATGGCTCCCGAACCGGAAGTACATCTTTGGCCGGTACTGGGACAGTTACTACTTCTCGATTGACAGGGATTTGCTATGAGGGTGCTGCTGCTGTCGAACAACTGGGAGGTTGCCCGGCCGGTGTGTAACTTCCTCTCCAAGCGAGAGGAGGTTGTGTGCTCAAAAGAGGATATCAACGGCAAGACCATCCGGGCAGACATCGTAGTAAGCTACTGCTACCGGTTCATTCTCAAGCCCGAGACGTTGAGGCGGTATCAGTACCGGTGCGTAAATCTGCACAACTCATACCTTCCCTGGGGGCGCGGGGTGGAGCCGCTGTTCTTCAGTGTTGTCAACAATGAGCCGTGCGGGGTGAGCATTCACTGGATGGATGAGGGGCTTGATACCGGTGAGTTGATAGCACAAAAGCACCTGAACGTCCCTGAAGAGATGACGTTCAGGCAGATGTACAACGCGCAGCACAAGGTGTTGCGGGACTTGTTCATCAAGCATTGGCCGTACATCAGGAGCCGGGCGGGGAGCTACCATACGGAGAAAGAGTTTGGGAAGGCGAAAGACATACTCGGCCCCGAAGGGTGGGACTGTGTGATTGCCGATGCAAAGAGGAGGTGGAGAGCGTGAACGTCTGTGTGATACCGGCCCGGGGCGGGTCGAAGCGGATACCGAGGAAGAACATCAAGCCATTCTTTGGCCGGCCGGTGATATCCTACGCGATAGAGCTCGCCTTTGAGTCTACCCTGTTCGATCGCATCCTTGTCACAACAGAGGATGAGGAGATAGGCGAACTCGCGATTGATTACGGCGCGGAGTGGCACCATCGGTCACCGGAGAACGCAAACGACACGGCTACAGACTTCCAGGTTATTCAGGAAGTGCTAAAGACAGTCGATGCCGACTACATGTGCTATCTCTACCCAATCACGCCGCTTCTTGAGACAAGGTACTTGAAGACAGGATACGACATGATACTGACCGGGTTTTGGCCAGTGGTTCGCGGCGTGGATATGAACGGGAACGACGCGGGGGCGTTCTACTGGATAGATTGCTATGACACGCTGACCGAGGGTGCGTACTACGAGAGTCCCGAAGGGGTGGAGCTTGACCAGTTCTCATGCCACGACGTGAACACGCCGGAGGACTGGCGGGTGATGGCCGCAAAGTATGCGGTGAAGTGGGTGTGCCATGACTGAACAGGAGGCGTTCTGGGCGGGTGATTTCGGCACCGAGTACACAACGCGCAACTCAGAGTGTGACGATTGGTTCCCGCCGGTTGCCATGTTCGGCAGGATGCTCCAGCGGGCGCCGGGCATATACAGTGCAATGGAGTTCGGGTGCAACGTGGGGAGGAACCTGAACGCCTTGAGTGCGTTGATACCCAACATTGAGCTTGTCGGGGTTGAGATAAACGAGTTTGCAGCGAAGCGGGCGGCGCTATCAACCGGGGCGGCGATAGTCGCCGGTTCAGTACTTGATGTTGATTGGGACCCGGCAGACCTGGTGTTCACCATGGGATTGTTGATACACACCGCGCCGGACGAACTCCCGCAGGTGTACGACCAGATGTGGAATCACAGCAAGCGGTATCTCCTGACTATCGAGTACTACTCACCGCGTATTGAGATGATCCCCTACCATGGCGAGGATAACAGGCTGTGGAAGCGCGACTTCGCGGGCGAGTTGATGGACAGGTATCCGCTCAGGCTTGTTGACTACGGGTTCATCTACCGGCGGGACGCGTTCCCGCAGGATGACGTAACATGGTTTCTGATGGAGAAGGAGGGCAAATGACGTATTGCAAAAGGTGTGTGATGCCGGACACGAAGCCGGATCTTGAGCTTGATTCTGAGGGTGTGTGCTCAGCATGTCGGGCGTATGAAAACCGTGGGTCTGTTGACTGGGCGGCGCGCGAAGACGAGTTGGCAAGACTACTCGACTACTACCGTGGGACCGGGGAGCAATACGACTGTGTTGTCCCGGTCTCGGGCGGGAAAGACTCTACTTTCCAAGTGATGCAGATACTCAAGCGCGGGATGACACCGCTTTGTGTGACAGCGACAACGTGCGACCTGTCAGACATCGGTAGGAAGAACATCGAGAACATCCAGCGGCTCGGCGTTGACTACCTGGAGTTCACGACCAACAGGAAGGCGCGGGCGGCGATGAACCGGATTGCGCTTGACGAGGTTGGGGATATCTCCCTGCCTGAGCACCTGAGTATCTTCGTGGTTCCCGTTCAAGTAGCCGCGGCGTATCAAATCCCGCTTATCATCTGGGGAGAGAACCCGCAGAACGAGTACGGTGGCCCGGGGGCGAGCCAGAACACGCCGGTTCTCAATCGGGAGTGGCTTGAGCGGTTCGGCGGTCTGCTTGGCATGGGCCCAGAGGATTTCGTGGGCCGGGAAGGAATCGAGCGGAAAGACATCATCCCGTTTATCTACCCAAGTGAATACGAGATTGAGCTTGCCAACGTCCACGGGCTATTCCTCGGTTATTATCTCCCGTGGGACGGGATGACCAACGCGATGTTCAGCCAGGCGAACGGACTCACCACGTTCTCAAAGGCGGTTGAGGGGTCGTTGGTTGGATACGAGAACCTCGATAACTACCAGACAGGTATCCACGACTACTTTGCGTATCTGAAGTACGGGTTCGGCAGGACCACAGCTCAGGCGTGTTTGCAGATCCGGCGCGGGCGACTCTCACGAGATGACGCGTGGGAAATCGTCAAGCAACGCGACGGCGCGTATCCTCACTCATGCCTGGGTAAGTCCCTGGAAGACACACTCTCTGATATCGGCATGACAAAGCCTGAGTTTGACAACATCTGTGACAAGTGGACCAGCTGGGATTTGTTCGCAAAAATGGATTGTGGCAACGTCAGGGTGCGAAAAGACGGTTCTCCTCTGTTGAGAGCGCATGAGATACGCTGAGAATCGCTCTCAGCGGCGCGAGAACGGCCGTCAGCGCGTTTTCTGGCGAAGGTGGTACCCAAGGGAGGGGATGTGACGGGCGAGAAGCTGGCAGAGCTAATGACAAATCCCGAGATGCGCCGGATGGTGGCGAAAGCGGCGCGGCGATATACCAAGTGCATCGAGGACCAGGAAGAGTACATTGACGACGCATGGGTGATTGCGACGGGCTGGGGCGATGCCGCCGACATCGCGCACAAAAAGGCAACGGGCTGGTGCATTTGGCCCTGCATGGTCGAATGGGAGGAAACGCAATGAGTGACGATCTCGACACCTTGATTAAGGCGCTTTCGTGCGTGCGCGAAGACGATTGCGGAAACAATGAACTTTGCGCTGATGCCCTGCTGGCCCTTGGGGAAATGCGGCTGAATCTAAGGCTCATGCGCAAAAGACTGGATCATGCTTTGGATCGCGCATCGGTCGCCGAAAGCGGAAGGCAAGAGGCAATGGCCGCGCTCGTAGAGGCTCGGGGTTTGATCCTCGGCGCAAACCATGGCCGAGCCAGATACCCGCGCGCCTTCGTGCTTCTCACGGGTGAGGTGGATCGCAATGACCCGCTCTGACGCCGCCACGATCCTGCGCGGTCTTATCCCGCAGGGCTGCAATCTCAAGAGCCTGCCGCGCACTGGCAAGGACGAAATCACCGACGGGCTTTATGCTTGGAGTTGTCGCCAGTGGCCTGGTGGTCGCTATCGCGGCGCTGTTGTAGTATTTCGCGTACTAACTTTATTCGGCAGGCTCCCACGGACCCCGACTGCGAGGACCAGTGCCCCGCAGCGACAAGTCTAACTCACGGTAGAGCACGTTATAGATTTCCGTCGCGTTGCCAATCGCCGGGTTCCCCTGTTCCGGGCGGTATTCGTCTAGGGTCGGATCGGTCGGCACCGTAGCTGGATCAGTGACCCCCGTAGCCGGATCGACAAACCCGGCGATGTACGGCGTCAGCAAAGTGGCGCTGCTAAGCGGCGTGTCTGTGGTCAATGGCCCCGGAGATTTGGTAGACAGAACATATTGCACATTATCTTCTTCCACCCAAGTAAAGTCATTTGCCTTGTTGAGGATTTGCGGCAAGGAGTTCGGTGTGTCGTTGTTGTCCGTGGCGCTTCTGAGGTTGGCCACCAAATTCCCGATCACCCAATTCGCTTGGTCAAGTGTCGCCTGCGCGGGCGTTCCATTGCTGCTGCTGGTAATCATGCCCGTAAATCGGTTTTGTTGCGCCCCATCCGGTATGCGGCACAGATTACCCTCGATGGTGAGGCCCGAAATATTCGACATAATGATAGCAGACGTTGCGTACTGCCCCACACAGATGTTGTGACGAAAAAGGGCGTTCGTTGTAAATGAGTTAGATATACCCTGCCCGATATTCCCGGCAAGGCGCAGTTGCCGCGTTCCCCCCTCAAGGTAGTTGGCCACGACATTGAACAAACCACCCTCATTTTCAGGCGTTTCCGCAATCTTTAGGACCGGCTGGTTATAGTCTAGCTGCATCAAGTCACAGCGGCTCACGTAGCTTCGAAGCGAACAGTTGTCCCGCAGAATTGCGCCATACGAATTGTCGTAGGATCGCCCGCCAGAGTTGTTGACGCGAACCCCGACAAGAGCACTTGCCGACAAAGAATTCTGACCTTGGGCCACGAAAAGCGGATACTGGCCCCCGTGGTTCGTGATTAAAACGTCACACAAGGAGAACAGGGACCGAATGTCAGCGTCACGAATGCCTTGGTTAAAGCTGGCGTTGGCCAACCCGTTGCACTCCACGTCATAAACCATTGTGTTCAAGGGCAGGTCCGTGCGAACGGCTCCCGGCGTCGTCCCGGTAGCTGTGGCTGGATCATCTGTCGATGGATCGAAATTTCCTTCAAAGCGAAGCCCCGTTATTCGAAGATCGCGATTTGTGGGCGGGTTTTCTATTTCCCAATTCCCTTCGCCGCGTATGGCATGGGTTGCAACCGGCGCGTTGATGACAGGCTTTGCGCCCGCGCCAAAACGGCCAAAAAACAAACCGCCCTTTGGCGCGTTCTGGAACCCGTTAAACAGCAGTTCCATGTCAAAGGTTTCGCCAGCGCGGAACAGGAACCGAACGCAGGTGTTGTCCGTATCCGCATCGATAAAATGCTGATCCGCCAGGTTTAGCGTGCTTGCGGTCACAAGCGTAGCACCAGCAGGCGCTCCTGTAAAATCTCCGCTGGTAGAAAGACAGACGGTTTCAAATCCGGTTCCGCTATAGACGTCATCCGCATTGAGCACCGTGATAGACTTTGTTCGGCTGGCACTGTGCCCCGTCACCTTATCGACCGCCGTTAGCGTGATGTTCTTTGTTCCAGATGTTGGGCAGGTGTGGACCACATACGGCCCGTAATGCCTGGACGCATTGTTCCAAGCGGACAGAAGGTTTACCGGGTAGTTGAACGCGCCTATGTTGTCGTCGATTTCCCAATAGTAGTCGATGAGGCGGTATCTCGGGTCGGTATTGCTCCCGGCGTCCGGTCCCGACACGGTAAACCCTGCTGCCGAAAGACTGGAAAGGTCGACCTCCAGTTCGATCGCTTCAGGAGCGCATTCAAGTTGCGATCGCTTTATGGTGAAGTCTAGCGCGTTCCCACCGCTTGCGGCTCCGGTGGTGCATGTGAAGGCTATATCAAGCATTTGACCCTCTATACAGGTGTGATGGCGGTTGTCAGCAAGACGCCTGCCGAGTCGGCGGTGTTGTATGTCAGCGTCACGGTTGTTGAACCGGACACATTGGACGCCTGAGCGGACGCTACCGCGCGGGATGAATCGTCCGTCCCACTGTTACCTATCGCCGTGACGCCAGCCCATGTCTCGCTGCCGATAAAGTCGGCACCGCCGAAATGGAACGCCAGAATCTTGTTTGTGTTCAGGTCGGCGGGCGTGATTACGTCCGAAATGTTCGGCTGCGCCGTCGTGTTATATGCAACTTCTGTGTTGATCGCGTGGCTGCCCTCGATCATGTGTGCCTGCGCAAAGTACGGTGCGGATGTGCCCGCCGAGAACGTCACCACAAGGTCAACAGTCGTCGTTGTGCCAATGTCTCCTGCTTGCAGCGTGTACGTGATTGTTGCGGCTCGTCTTGTCGATCCACCGCCATCGTAAATCGTCGGTGTGGCCGTAGGGTTGTCATTGAATTTCGCAGACGTGATGTTGTTGCAATTCGCCCCGCCAATCTCGATGAACAGGGTATCCCCTGCTGCATAGTCTGCCAGATTCACCGCGATCGGGAAGGTCTTGGTTAAACCTGCGGCGGGCGCGACATAGTAGAACCCATCCGTATCCGTGCCGGGAAGTCGAGTGACTGTCAGGGTGACGGGTGCCGGAATGTTGTTCGCGACCGCCGATGGCCCGAACGCAGCCAAAGCAACGCCCGCTGCGTCCGCCAGATCACCCCCGGAATAGCTGATTGTCAATGTGTCGGTGTTGTCTGGTAGGGTGCCCGTGACGTTCAGGACAACGCTCCAAGCGTCCAGTCCGCCGGATCGCCAGTGCCAGAGATTGCCTCCGAGAATGTCAGCGTCCATGTGCTGCCATCGGTGCTGTCTGTCGCGCCATTAGAGTAGGTCGGGGCTGTCGTGTCGATTGTCACCGCGTCACTGGCCGCGACATTAGACAACGCTCCGTTGTCTATGACAACGCGAACCTTGTACGACCCGTCAAGCCCGCTCGGGAGCGATATAGTCTCAGGGTCTCCCCCCGGCCATGTAAAACTCCCGCTCGCGTCTGCCGCCGAACCGCCTGCGGTCTGCGCGTTGCTGACCTCCGCCGCCGTGTTGCCCGTGGTCGCAGCGTCATCCACGATCCAGTAAACCGTGTTGCCTGCCTCGGCATCGGACGATGTAATTGTGACGGGAAGTTGTCCGCCAGCGATGGCGCTGGCCGTAACGCTGTCAACCGTCGCAGGGCCATCAGCCAACTCGCGCGTGACGGTCTCCGAAACGACTTTCGCGCCGCCGTAGGCCGACGCCTGCACGGTCAGCGACAAGGTGCCCGGCTGCTCCCCGGTGCTGTCCCAATCGAGGCCCACCAACTCGCCGGTCTTGTCCACGCCATCGAGGGTAAAGGCCGTGATCGTGAGCGTGGCCGTGGCCGGTCCAGCAACGCCTTCGTCCAGCGTGATCGTGCTTCCGAGCACGCCCGCGCCGATGCTGGGCGACGTGGTAAAGGCCAGGTCTTGCCGGATCGGCGCGGACTGTGAAACCGCATCCTCCCCGTCGATGGTCCCGACCCAGCGCAACACGTCATCGTCCGCGATCCCGTCCACGCCAATCTGCGGCGTGTAGGTCGCGCCGGTCGCGCCCGCAATATCGACGCCGTTGGCCTGCCAGTTGCCGACGATTGTGCCGCTTGCGTCTAAAGACAGTGTATCGCCATTTAAGACTACCCCTGCTGTAGAACCTAACAAGTCTACATACAATGTAGTTTCTGTTACAGGAGAAAGGACTAGCCCTCCCTCTAACCTTCGCTCTAATAGGTCTAAATCACGCATGGTCAATATAAACCTCGGCGGCTGTTATTCCTTTCGCATAGATGCGATTGGCTCCAGCAAGTGCGCACATATCAGCAACGGCCCGGTTAACTATTCCGGTTCCAGCGGGAATAAACAACCCTGTTGCATCTGCTGCGGGAGGCGTAGCGCCTGCCGTAAATCTGAGCGAAATTTGACCTCGTATCACTCGTAGGTTAAACGTGGTAACATCAGCGTTTGATAGTTCAATCCACTCACCTTGCGCAACTTCAACTATTTCTTGATCGCGAGCCATGTTAGTCTCCTTGCTTGCTTGAGTTAATTAGCGTGTTTTTGATAAACGCTAATTCAGTTTTTGTGGCGGCTTGTTCGGTTTTGATGTAAGTCAAGTCCTCAAGAATTTTATCCAGAACGGCTATGGTTCTAGCGTTTATTTCTTTTTGCGAGGCGTCGATCAAAGATTGATCTTTGATTACATTTGCGACTTTTTCTTGTATCAGTTTTTCCAACCTGTTAGCCTGCATTAAGTCATTTTTTACCTCTTGCTCCATTTGTTTGCTTAGTGACCGAAGCCGAAAATGCAGGTTAGCCAACCACACGACCACAGACACAACAATAGCCAATTCGCTTAATTGTGTCCAATAGGTGTTTACGAGTTCACGTCCAACAGACAAAGTTAACTCCCATAACGACTATTCATGAGGGTTGTTATTCTGGTGTCAACGTCAACGGGCACAGTAAGGTCCAGCAATTCTGCAACATCTTCTACCAATTGCTTTAACTGCGCGCCTTCAACATCTTTTTTACTCGTTAGTTCTGCGGCGGGATCAGGCGCGGAGTAGGCAATCACTGCACCAAATTGCCCCGCACGCACGGCTAAGTTTAGGGAAAACACGGAAGCATAGGGTGCCACTTCCAGCAGTTGCGTTCCCAAAACCTCGGCAGCGGCTATTGTCAATGGAGAACCGTTAGATATAACTTCCGTTCCATCGCCGGACAAAATGTTTCCCGCGGCATTGGCAGCAAAGAACGGGAGTTTCATATCGCCTTCGGCGCTTACCCAGTTTGAGATAATCAAAACCTCGCCATCAGCATCTTCTAAGTTGTAGTCTGCGTTTTCATTTACTTCGGCAGCAGACACAAATTGTTTTATAGTCAAAGTTGGTATTGCCATATTACCCTCCTATCACAGCGTTCTGTAAATCGCAAGTCATTCTGACTTCTATGATTTGTGCTGAACCACCGCCAGTGCCGGCGGATTTTTGCAACCCTATTGCAATAACATCGCCAGCAGTTATTGCAATGTTTAACGAACGTTGGACCCAAGTGGCGCTTGTAGTTGTAAGAGTAGATTGCACCACGCCATTTTTGTAAACCGTTACAGAACAGGTGTCTCCACTACCCGCCACGGAAACACGCTGAGCATAGCGAACGGTTGTTATACCGTTTGACAGGGCATTCCATGCGCCGCCGACTTGGATCATGCCTGATAAATTATTACTAATTGGATTGGCTCCAATCCAGAAAAATCCTCCGCAAATAAATCCGCCGCCGCCGGGGTTGCCGTGCGCTTCGGCAGTTATTCTCGGTGCGCCACTATCGCCATTGGCAATGGCCGCCGGATTATCTCGTAACGCGGTTACCAGTCCTGTCGTAAGCGCAGCACCAGACGCTACTTGAGCGTTGGTTATGTTAGTCCAAGTCATGATATTGTTGCTCCTGTAGTTCCATCCGGGTTAAGCCCGTTGTTGTCCGTGATGAAGGCGTTGTTTAGGGCAAACAGTTCTGGCGTGTATGTGCCCAGACCATTGACTGTTATTCGATAAAGCAGTCCGTCTAGTGTTACATCAATACACTCTAACATTTGCATGTGGCCTGCTTCTACCTCGTTAGCTTCTATTATCAAAAACCGTTTAACATCGTTTTCTTCTCCGCGCGCATCAACGTAATAGGGGTGGCGTATTCTTATATAATCACCGACCCAAAAATGCCGATCTTTGGCGTCAACGTAGAATTTAACGTATTGCGGAACATCGTAATAACGCCGAACAAACCTAGAAGTTGTTTGGTTTGCCAGCGCCTCTGTCAATATCCACCGGCTGAAAATTTCTCGTAGTTGCGGCAGCCTCCCATACTGATCTGGGCTTTGCGCTTCCGCGTTACTTATGATGAGTTGATTTCTGTAGTTAACAGGTTTTCTCAAATCGCCAGCGAAGTTTCTGGGGTTGAAAAAGAACGATATAGTCGTAACTCGCTGATCTGGTTGTTCTGTAACTGACAAGGAGTCTCCGACAATATCGTAGTCGGCTGTTAAAATATCCGTCACAGGATCAAGTGGGCGGATGGCCTGCATATCTATGACTTGATCGCGCTCATTCCACCAGAGGTAAAAAGAACACTGTTCAGCCAGTTCTCCGATCAGGGTATCAATACCGGTAGGCTCGCTAATGATTGTGGAAAGCCTATAAAAGTCAAGATGCTCTTGATCTTCCGTAAACATTTTTGAATTATTTATATATTGCAGAGGGATTTCTGCATCATCAACTAGCAAATTAAAAAGTATTTGATACACGCTGTTGTTTACATATCTACGGCAGAATTGAACAGACTCCCCGGCGGCGTGCGCCGAAGCCGTTGATCCGTCAGTTCCGCGCGTCAAAGAGCTAAACGTAGTTAGGCCGGAAACGGCATCGTAAGCCCTCGAAGAAAATGTTAGCAACTCGTCACCAATTCTTAAGGTGCCGCCGTTTGGATATTCGTTAGTAACGTCGCCCAACACGGTAAACGAGCCAGTCGTTTCTGTTATTGCGGTAAATAATTTTCCAGAACTAGGGGCAGGAACTTGTGCTCGCGAAAACTCAGTCAGAGACAAGAAATCACGCGCTTCTAGATTAACCGCACGATTTGACCACGTTAATTTGCCCAAGACATATGTTTGCTTTTCCATGTCTGCCAAAGGCTGGCCGTTGTAGCCGGTATAAATTCGCACAATGGCTCTGGTCTTTCCAAACTTATTTCGTAACATCCACTTAGTCCAGAATGTCGATCTGTCTAATGGATCATAGGTTCTGTCTGAAAGGTATGGATCGGCTAAAAAATCCGTGTGGGGGAAATCAGCAATTTGCGCCGATAGAAAGGCACGACGGCCTAGTGGTTCGTAACGACCATCCGCACCAGTAAGATTGAGTTTTGTCCCTACTGTCTGCACATCAACCAGAGCGGGCATAATATAAATATCATCGCTTGGTTTTGCTTTTCTACCATCATCAAAAAAGTATCGAGTTCTGTATTTATCTTCGCCGGAATAGAGCGTGTCAGTTTGGTTTGTGTGTAGTCTGGCGGAATAAATTGTTCCGGTGTATGGTGTAACTGTTTCGCCAATCGGGCCAGCGTTAGCTAAGACGCCGCAACCAAAATTACCAGTTCCGAAAATAGAACCAGCGTCCCCGCTAGAAGTATGTTCACCCAGAAGCATTAGGCAAAAAGTGGCTTGACAAAACAGATATAGTTTTATTGTTTGATTAACTCCAGCGTTGCGGGAAGCGACGGCAATAAGGCTGTAGCGACCGCCAAGATATTGTGTCACGTCCACGGCGACACGCGCAACCGTAGGCCCTGTTTGTGCTCCCGCAAAACCACAACGCGCGATTAGGGTTGTGGGATTTAGAAAACCAACATAAAAGTTTGCTCCGCCATCGCCGATAGACCAGATAACGCCGGTAGGCCCTCCGGGTATCGTCAAGTCCACAACCAGACTATACACAAAGCCGCCGTTCTGTAGCTGAGCGCCGCTTTCTCCCTGCGCTGCAAGTATGTTCGTGTTCAGGTGAGAAAGCGGGCGAGCCTGATAATTGGCTACGGCATTACAAGTTGATCGCGTGTTGAAGCATTTCTGATCGCCAGTTTCTGTTGCGGCGCACAGTCCTTGCCCGTGAATGTTGGCGCACCTAGGCACAACAATTTCAAGAAGCTGGACCGGCTCTCGCCCTACCGTAGTTTCACTCATAAGAATGAACCTCCGCGCTAATTGAGAATTGCCACAAGTTGCGAACGCCTTGGGACTGCGGTGCATTTACGCTGGCGCGCATGAGGTAATCAACGTCTCCGACTAGGCCCGGACGCCAAGCCAAGTAGGCTGGGTATTTTTCTAAAGACTGAATAAGCCCGGCGGGAGTATCTAGGTTTGTGCGCACCCAATCATAAGTGAGATTATTCCATTGATAGTTACCTTCTAAAATGGTCCGCTTAATGCTACGTCCGAGCAATTCGCCTGTTCGAGAAATGTTATTTATGGTTTCTGTTTTTCTATTAAGGCGAGCAGGAGAGTAACCTCCGTAAAAAGCCCGTTCCATGACTAGCGGATTTCCTAAAGCCACGTTGTAGATAGATGGCGCAGCAATACCAACACCAGAAATGCGCCACCTAGACGCGGTTATTGAGTCGTGCAAAAACATAATAGGTGAGTTGTCGGAAGGAGTCACAGAGGCTACTGTTTGAAATCCAGCATCATCGTAGGCAAGGGTAACTGTCTGCCCGGTCGAAAACAAATCATCAGAGCCGAGACAGAAACAGGTAGTAATTCCGGCACCACCATTCAAATCAATCGTAATTTGCCATGTAGGGTTATTTGGTTTGTATCGTTCCGCCGTGAGATAATTTTGCACAGCCGCGCTGTAATAGGCGGTGTCAGAAACGACGGGAGTAGTTGCAGCATCGTCAACAAGAAACGAACCTACTACGCCATTATGCAAAATTCGCGCGTGTTTTTCGTCCGGCAACGAGTATCCTGATTGAATAACTACGGTCATGTCTATCTTCCCCGTATTTCTATCAAACGCTGACCGTCTGTCGTAGCGCCATTGAGTGCTTCGGCGATTTGGACTATTTGCGCGCGAGTAAAGCCTTGGTCGCCGATAAGTGTTAGACTTACGTTCGGGCTTTGTGCTGGCGCAGCGGGTTCTGGGGCAGGAGCACCGCCGCCACCACTACCAGCCCCCGTAGCTGTTGCTGTTGATCCACTGCCAGCCCGGACATTTTTAATCGCATTAACTGCACCGATACCAGCCGCAAGAACTTGTGCGGCTTTTGCTAGTTTTGCATACCAAGGCAGGCCGGGTTGCGCAAGAACGTCGCTGTAGGCTTTCCATGCGTTTACAAGCGCCTCGGCCGCCCCGAACACACGAGCAATTCGTAGCATTTCTTCGTTGCCTTGTGCAAGCGCGGATGCCATGTCGCCCAAAAATGTTTGTGTTTTGGAAAGGGCATCACCGTAACGATAAACGTCTATAGCCGTCATTCGGTCAGCGTGATGCTGCTGTATCCGTTCCATCAATTCGTTGTGTTCTTCTTGCGTAATTCTACGCTTTTCCAGCGCCTCTTGCAGAATGTTTTGACGCTCTTGGAACTCGCGCAGTTCACGCTCCGCTGGAGTTTCCATTGACGATTGAAGAGATTCTATCTGACCTGTAAGCGGATCAATTCTACCGCCGCCCCCGCCGCCTCCACCGCCGCTACGGGCTGGCGGCAAAGTATAGCCAGAAGTAACCCTTTCACGCATTGCCTGCTGGCCTTGCCCATAGGCTTCCATGTCCAAATTCTTTTGATAGGCTGTGTCGTCGTTTAAGAACTGTAAACGCCTTGTAGCCCACGGGAGCGCGTCACGAATACGCTCGGCCACGTCTAACAAACCTAGAGCAGAGGTTTGTGCCGCCGCAAACGGACCAGCTAGATTTACAGAAGCAATAGTGTCTAAGACACTAGCTAGTTCTGTTGCTGTTCCGTTTATTTCGTTTATTTTTCGGCCAGTTTCCCTGAGCGTTTTAAGTTGACCTCTGAGTGCTTTTATTTGCTCTTCTATGATTGTTAATTGATTTCTGTATGTTACTGTATTCATCTTGGCGGGACCGGTCAAACTTCTTATAGTTTCTCTTAAGCGGCGTGCAGCAGCTTCTTGCTCTTCAATCTCCCTAACTAGTGCAAGTTCTTCTAAACTGTCAAAGCCTTCTTGCAACTTTTCTAATTCGAGTTGCATAGAAACAATTTTATCACTCACTCCATCAAGGGCTTCGTCTAGTTGTGACGCCGCCTCAGAACTCTCGAACGCTCCCCGCGCCCATTGAAATAAAGCCGCACCGCCTGCAATAACCGCGATAGTCATAAGACTCATTGGGTTTAACATACTGCGTAAGCCAGCCGCAAGCGCCTGTAGGCTTTGCTTCGGCGTTCCGCCCATCGCGGCAAAAACTTGGTTGATTTGCGAACCCTGTTGAACGGCTAGCATAAGCGGCGACTGACCCGCAGCCAGCATAACACCAATGTCGTTAAACTGTGCCGCAAGGTTTGCCGTGTGAAACCTGGAAGCCCGGACTTCGGATGTGAATAGTTTAGAAGATTGTGCAGTTTTCAGGTTTACCCTGGATAGTGCCTGCATTGCTGCACTATGTTCGCGGGCAGAAATTGCACCACTCTCTAACGCGGCATCAAGTTTTTCTATACGGGACTGGAGTTGAAGCGATGCTCTCGTAAGCGGGTTTATTGAAGATAATGTTTTTTCGTATTCTCGCCGGGCCGCTCTTTGCCCGGCTTTTGTAGCCTTTTGAGCGTCCTGCGCTTCTTTCTTGAAATTGCGTATACGCTTTCCGGTTTTATCGAGAACCCCAACAAAGTCAGAAGCGTCACCATTTATTTTGACGTTAAGGGCTGCTAGCTCGGTCATTCATCTTTTCCCTATGGCGCCGCCGTGCATCATCCCACTCGGCTTGCGAAATGCCGCCCATAGCCGGAGTCGCTTTTCGCTTGTTCGTATTGCGAAAATCAAACTCCAGCCAAAACTCTTTGGGACTTAGTTGCCAAAACTCGCTAGGTGCCATGTCCCAAGATCGAGCAAGTTTGTAACAGGTTTCTACGAGCCGCAGCCAATTTACTTTTCCTCGGTCGGACCTTTCGCTTCGTTTATGTCGCTTTCCGGTTGCGGCCCGACTATCATTAGGAGATAATCACTGGCCACGTCCCTTGCAGCGAATAGCCCAGCCTCAAACACCAGTTCTCCAATTTCTTCTTTCGTTTTTCCCGTAGCGATGGCGAGGATTGTGACCGTGTTTTCTAGCGTAAATTGCCATTTCGGCGTGTATTCAATGTTCTGCTGAACGAAATACGCCTCTAGGTTTGCTTCACGCGAAATAAAAAGCGGATCGCCGACGCGATTTGCAATGTCTACTGACCGCTTGTAGTTGGCAACGAGAGTTAGCTCTTTGCCACCTAGCTCAACAACTTTTTCTCTCATTATGACGACGCCGTGTAGGTTACTGCACCAGTGGACTGGAAGGTTGCGCTGAACTCGACAGAGCCATCATGCTCGCCGGATTGCTCGAAAGACGAAATCAAAAATGATCCGCTGATAGAGCCGTTTGTGGTAAGGTCTGTTGGCAGTGTCATGTCCAAAGTTTCGCTCGAAATACTCGCGGCAGAAATTGCAGCCAGAAGCACTTCGTCTTTGGTAATCCCGCTGACGGTAACTTCTACAGAACGCATACCGGGATCAGACAACAGTGTGCGCCAGCCTGCATCATCGTCGTTAGTCACGTCAACATACTCATTTGAGATACTGACAGATTTGGATTGAACACCAGCAAGCGTTGTGCTCGCCCAATCGAAAACAAAACTACGTCCGTTGAACCCGCTCATAGTTAGGACTCCTTCGTTATAGTGACACGGTAACGCAAAACGCCGTGCCTAGTTTCTCCGTCAGAACGATCGCCAATCGAGGCAAACTCGAAAAGACAATCCACAAAGCGGAACCCGCTAGCAGATAACGATGCACTTTGACGGTTGAGTGCGTCGTCTATTTCAGCCATTATTTCCTTGATCTCTTTTTTACCGGCATAGCGCGACCATATGTGAATGTATATAGTTGCGTCTGCGCCGACAAAATCATCAGCACTCCACGGAAGAATGGTATCTTCGCCAATTGTGACATAAGGAAAAGAGTCATAGGGCATCCCTGCCGGTAGGTCTGGCGCGTCGTCGTAAACGTTAGCAGAAATCCCTACCGAAGTCAAGCGATTGAAAACTGCTTGTTGTAGAGGAGAAGCAAAAACAGTCATAATTTGGACATAAACTCTTTCTTCAGTTGTTTAGCGGCGCTTTCTATTGCTTCACGAAAAGCAGGATATAGGAATGGCCGCGGCGCGATGTTGGGTGTGCCTAGTTCTAAGTCGTATCCATAAAACAAATCGGTTCCGGCATAGGCGATTTTTGATGAAGTATTGTATAATTGAAAAGTTATGCTGTCCGCCAAATTGCCAAGGTCGTTTAGAGGTGGTTCCCCCGGAGCCGACGCTTGGACTATCCGAGTAGGGTCTTGCCTTTCATACACTCGACCGCTGCGCCCGCCAGACCGTATTTTATTTTTAGCTCGTTGGGCCACGGAACGAACCACGTAGTCAGAAGTCCATGCAACAGAAGCGTCGGCTTCGATAGATAAATCAAAAAGTTGTTCCATTAAATCATCAAACTCAGACAGGTCTAATTGAAATCTCACGGCTTGCCCTCCTGAATGTCGAGTTGCAAAAACTCGCGCCGATGCTCTACGTCAAAGATGGCAAGAATTGTGTAATATCGTCCGTTGTAGATAAGGCGATCTTGCGTGCTGTAATAGGGATTTCCGGACACGTCCCCCCGCCAGCGGATAAAACACCGAAGAAGGTTGCCCGGCATAATTCTATGCGCTTCCCACCGCTCCGTTCCGGTTAGGTTTTTCAAAGAGGCCCAGACCCCTCCAGCCGGATCGGCTGTCCAATTTTTAACCTTGCCGCCCATCCCATCCGGCGTTTCGGTAAATCGCTCTATGACGACTTTATGTCGTAGGTCGTTTGTGCAGATTGTCGTGCAGTTCATATGGCAATCCCCCTTATGTTCTTTGCCATATCATACTGTCGTATCGCTGAAGGCGCGTAGGTGTATTGCCGCGCCCGAGTTTGCCCAAACGTTTGCAGAACCGCAGTTTCCTCTGTTGTCATACATATATGCCGTAGCTTGCATAACGGCTTGCTTCAACGGACCGGGAACATCGTCGGTAGAGTCGCCGTAGCCAGCCGAATAAATTACTTCGATTGCGTTTGACTCCCGCAAGGCTATAGGCCAAACTTGCCCGGCTTTTAGCGTCAAGCGTCCTCTGACGGAATTTGTGTCTAAGTCAAAAACATCGCCTACAGAAACGATTGTTTCATCGCTGGTTTGGTTGAATGTTTTGACGGACACGATGGATTGAAGCGGGTAGCGAGGCAACGTCAAATCAGAATACATGCCTTCTAGCTCTCGCAAAGAACCTTGACGAACACCACTCCACCAATAATCTCGGCCAGACGGCCAGCGATCTAGCGTCAATTTCCATTGCTGCGTTATGAACGCTAGGCCGGTATATTCTTCAAGCGTTATTCTGGCGGACGTGATAAGTGCTTGGATGTAGGAGTCGGAGTCTGAATCCGTTATCCGAAGATGCTCTTTCACGTCCGCCAGTGTAACGGGTTCTGTGAGAGGAGGCACCTCTACACGGTGTCCATAATTCTGATGGTGAATTGTTCTTGGACGTAGTGCCATAAGGCGCCTCCTTCACTTAGGTAGCGGCAACCGCTGTGCCGACTCCGCGATCCGTGGTTCTCGCCATTTTGTGCATGATAGCAACCACGGAAAGGTCGGCGTCGGTGGCAGTCGAGCCAGTTGCATTGATACGAACATAGCGGGAGTTGCCGACATAACCGATAAGACCCGCAATCGCATCGTCCGCACCGTCAGTTAAGACGGACAAATCGGCTTCAAGTCCGATAAGTTCATCGTCAGAAACGGCAGTCGCGTCCGCAGCCGCAGTCGTGTCGGACTCCTGAACCTCAAAGCCAATACCGGCAACGACAGTGCCCGCGTCTGTGACGGTGTTGTTAACCACCATCAGCGTGCAAGAGTCAAACCCCTGCACATCGACCCAAGCACTGGCAGCCGAAGCCGTGCCGCTCATAGTCAGGTTGCCGAGATGAACAACCTGCATGTTTGATTTCATGTCCCGATTGGGCATGTTAGTCTCCTTTTAGATTAAGTTACGAGGAAAACTCGATGAGTTTGATTGCGTCGAAGTCGATCACGTCACCGCCTACGCGCTTGATCGAGTAGAACAACACGAAAGGTTTGGCCGAGTAGGGATCACGAAGAGTGCGGATACCGGCGCGATCAACGATCTGATAGCCCGCCGAGAAATTACCAAACGCAATGGCCAAGTTTCCGGTCGTGTCGAAAACGGGGACTTCATTCCGTAGATGGCGTCGAGAAGAACGTCACCGCCATCCGGGGCTGCCGCAAAAGCACCGTTTGCGCCAGTTCCGAAACGCTCGATTGCGCCTATTTGAGAAACGCCAGCCGACGAGAAATTCTGGTAGGTCAAAAACCCGCGCGGTTGCGACACACCATCACCGTTGACGAAAGCAGCAGCCTCAGTCCGAGAAAACTTATCCGAGACTTTGCCGGCGAGCCACGCTTCTACGTCAACTTCCGCATCATCGAGAATTTTCTGGGTAGCGCGCGGCATCGCATACATTTCGTGGACCGGGATGCTCCAGCGTTCAATGTCGGGCGTGCCGGTAGTCGGGCGCGTTCCTTTTTCCGCGACCCAGCCACATTCCGCTTCGTCTACATCGTGAATACCTTCAAGCGATGAAGTCGAAATTTGCTGAACCGAAGCGTAGGCCCGCATTGGCGACGTTTCGTAAATACGCTGAACGATACGCCCGCTCATGTCGGGGTGAACAAGATAGCCACCTTCCGTATCCGTTCCCACAGAGAGCGTTTTCAACTCGTCGGGAGTCAGATGCTCCGTGTTTTTGCGCAGGAAGCGGTCGTAAGCTTTCTTGTATTCCGTCATCCCCTCGTGGTCGAAGTCGGGTGCAACTTCGCCGCGCAGTTTTGCGACGCTGGAGGCCCATTGCGCGGCTTTTGTGTCCAAGTCCTCTACCGAGACTTCTTTCCCGTCGATCAACGCGGTTGCTGCTCGATTTTGCGCAAGTTCAAAATCGTCGATTTGTTTTTGGTGCGCGTCCAGCGCTTCGTTGATCTTTTCCAGTTTTTGCTCCAGCAGCACATCAATGCGGCCAGTGTCCTTCAACTCGCGGATTTGTTCGTCGTGGGTTTTCTTGAACTCGTAGTGAGCTTTTTGAAACTCGTCAAAGAGTTTGTTAATCTCTTCCACTGAGTCGATAACATTATCAAGCGTGTCTTTGGGCATCGAGTTTCTCCTGTAAATGCCGAAGGGATTTCAAAAGGCGCTTTGCCTTTTGGTTAGCTTCCTCAGACTCAGCATCCCGCTGTCGTTTTTCGAGGATAGATTTTGCTTCGTTAAAGCCGTGCGAGGCGACTAACTTGGCAAAAACGTTGGGAACACCCGCATCGCGCAGTAT